TTATACTGCACCGACAATTCGGTGAAAGCCTTGGTCATCTCACCGATCTTGCCGCGTGCCGAATTGCTGACGGTCTCCATGTTGCCGAGCTCCTTCACGAACTGCTCCACGCCTTCGTCGAGCTGGGTCAGCGTACCGCCAGCCTTACGACAGCCTTCTGCATAGCGTTGTATGCCTTCTGCTGCCCGCTTCAGTTTATTGTCGTACTCTTGGGAGTCAACCCGTAGTCTGAGAATGCTGTCTGCCATATATCGTTATTTATTTTTATTCAGAATTGCTTCGAGTTCGGTGTCTATCAGATTGGCGAGTGCATCTGTAGCCTGTACCAATGCACGCTCACCGGCACCACGGAAGAAATTGCGGGATGCGATACTACCACGATTACCTGTGTTAGGGTGTTTGTTCCACTTGTCAACCTTGCGGCCAACTCTTTCCGTAAATTCTATGTGGCGGTCATTCACGCCACTATTAATCCATCTCAAAATAAAACCACGGTCGAGCGCATCGTAACTCATAATCCTTGCTGTACGCGGTGAACGGGTTCGGCGATTACCGCCACGGCCACTAACACCCTTTCTTGGCGGTTCGTAAGATGTAGAGCCGTGAGCCTTTCGAGAGTTGTATATGTTGATGTTTGCACCAAGTATCTTCTTATAGACCGACGTGCGCACGGCCTGTGCTGCGCCTCGCGGGTCATTCTTCATCTTGTCACTTGCAGCACTTGACACCTTTGCCCTCGCTTCCATGATGACCTTGCGTATGAGTTTCTGCAAGGCCTTTTGAGTCTTGGGATTCGTGGAGAGAGCCTGTTCAAGAACCTTCTGCTGCTCCAGTACAACTGCGTCGTTGACTTCGAGTGATACCATATAAAAAAAGCGCAATTAGTCTATACTAACCGCGCCTTTCGTTGCTAAAGGTTTACCAACCCTTACCCCTCCATGTTGCCGGGGTCATCGCCGCCGCCACCGGATGGTTCGGTCACGTCTTCGGTGTTCTCTACCTCGCTGCCGGTGACAGGATCGACGCGCTGCCAACTGACTTCGCTGGCGAACTTGTCGGAGTACTTCGACGATACGGAACAGCCGAGTCTGGTCTTCTGCTTCGAGGGCACCACCATGTCGGCGGTGGCCGCTTTCTTCACGGTGCCGTCCTGGTTGAGCTCATCCTTGGCAGATGCTCGCAGATTTGGATAGAGGAAAAGGAACTCCTCACCTACGGGCACACGGAAGCCTTTCAGCAGGTTGTTCTGTGCGGCCTTCATATACTCGGTGACGGCTGCACGCATGATGCTGGGCGTGATGTCGGTGTTGGCGCAAGCCTCACGGATCACTTCATCGAACGATAGCGTACCATGCGGGCACGGTACGGCGTAAAACGAGTGAGTACCAACCTTGGTGTTCTCAACTACTTTGTACTTGATTTTTGCCATATACTACGAATTTAGAGTTACTATACTAATTCTTGAGAGTTAATGCACAAACTTGTATCTATTCATATACTAAAAGTTTTGCGACGGTTTACCAGCGTTTGCCGCGTTGATGGCGTCGATTTCGGCCTGGAGTTCGAGGGCTTCGTCTTCGGTGATGATGGCGACTGGAGCAGAGTCCCACGGGAACTTGATCAGGTCTGTCGGCTTGTAGATGCCCGCCTCGTTGAGTGCCTTACCGCCACAGAAGGAAGCCATGATGTTGTACGTCTGCCAACGGGTCGAACTCCACATGTCGCGGTGTCGGCGGTTGTAGCCACGGATGATGCTGCGTATCTCCCACCATCGGAGCCGCTTGAAGTCGGCAGGCGTGATGCCTATCTCGCCCACGAGCATAGTGTACAGCTCATGGGCGCATGTTAGTTTTTTGGCTTCTCGTCGCCCTCATTGGCTGGCTGCTGCTCTTCGGCTTCGGCCTGCTTGACCACCTCTGGCACCTCGAAGAACTCGCCCATGAGAGGTGCCACGATGTTGTATGCCGCGATGATCTGCTGCACGGCCTTCAGGTCGTTGTTGCCCTTCATCGCCTCGACGGTGAGCGTGGTCTTCTCGTTGGCGGTGATGACTGCCGCAATGATGAGGGCCATGCGGTCGGTGAGCGTCTTGAAGTCGGTCTCGAAGAATGATTTACTGACGATGCGCTCAAAGTTCATGAGCGTGTCCATCGTGAACACAACGGGGTACTGCTGCCCGTTGATGGTGATTTCTTTCTGTGTCATAGTTCCTAAAATTAGTGAATAGTGAAGAATAAAGCTGCGCCGTCGTATGCAAAGCCTATGGAAAAGTAAAGCATAGTGACGACGCAGCCGTTATGGAGAAAATTCGGAGAGAGTTAGCTTCCAACAGTGTAGGCACCGTAGCCTGTGAGTTGGGCATCGTAGGTAGCGTTGCTGCGGTTCTGTGCCTGGATAGACAACTGAGTCAGCAAGCATGAACCGCTGGCGATGACTGCACCAGCTGTGCGCTGGTTGTCACCAGAGACGTTGCATATCTTCCACTTCACGGGCGTACCGGCCTCGTAGATGCTCTCGATGCTTGCCAAGTCCTGCGCTTCGACGGCACTTGTGATGGTGTCGTTGCCACGAACGAGGGCTGAGGTCGAGATGTCGTAAGAGAGTCCCGTCGGCTCCTGAATCTGGAAGCTACCAGGCGTATCCTTCGATGACGCGTCCTCCATCTGCATTGACACATGAAGGCTGAGTGTCTTGGCAGCGGCAACAACCTTGGCAGGTGCCGTGGTGTTGTCGCTGCTGAGGAACAGACGAACGAACTGACCCTTGGTGTAAGATCCTGCGCTGATGGTTGCGTAAAGCTCAACAGTTAGTGCTTCCAAAGCAGAAACGCCTGTAAATTGGAGACTCTTTGAGCTATTAGTTCTGTCATCAAACTGGAATGTGGCATCGTTCAAGTAAGCGTCGCCTACACGTCCGAATGTAGCGTGCTGACCTGTCTGGTTGTCAGTTGTCGATGTTTCATCCCATACCAACTTGAACTTCGTGAGACTCTTGATAGCAGTCAGCATCGCACCAACGTCTGCAACATCGAGTGATTCCACGCTGACACTCCAGCTCTTGCTGGTCATGGTAGGCTTTGCGGCCATACCCACGTCATCCTTCGTCGAGGAATCTTCGGTGTTGTTCGTCAGCGTGACGGTACAGTTGGTCGCCATACCCAAGCACACGAACTTCTCAGCGAAACTGTCGTATGTCAAGATTCGGAAGTTTTGTCCTTTCAGTATCATGGCTAATCCTCCTTTCTGTTTACCTGGATGCGGTAGAGTCCCTTGTCAACGTAGTAGCCGACGGCACCGGCGTAGTAGGGGATGTCTGCGGGGATGGCAGCAAGCATCTCGTCAAGTTCGCCACGGGAGCGACCTTGCAGAACGGCTACGCCCTTCTCCAGCAGCTCCTTCACGTAGTCGGGCTGGTTGTTGGCAGATTCGCCAACCACGGGCTGCTCAACTTCGGGATTCTCCGCTTCCTTCTTAGTTGTTTTCTTGCTCATTTTCTTCTTCGTTTAAGTTGTTAATCATATCACAACTGTAATGCAGCGTGTCGTAGTAGCAAGGCTTCTCCCAGAACCACTGCACGCCGTCATAACTGATGCCGCGCGGTGTGATGATGTCGGTCTCATTACTCTTCACGTAGGAATCGACGGCCTTGCGGATCAGCCTGCGGAGGCGTTTTACCTCGGCTGGGCTGCTGCCTGCAAACTCCACACCCACATTCACGATGTCCGAACCGCACTCCCACACGTCGTCCTTGGTTCCCTGGTCGTTCTGACACTGTTCCTCATAGATAACAATGTACGGAATGGGCGTGTTGTCCTCTTTCACGGGTGGCACCTCAAAAGTCGTTGACTTGATGCGTGGCTTTACTTCAGGAGTAGAACCAGTGGCAGGTACCCAACCACAGAGGGTCTTCAGCGTTTCGTTGGCCGTGATGGCGTTGTAGATGATTTCGTCGAGTTCCATCTGCATTCAGTTTTGATGTGTTACTACTCGGTCGTTTGTTCTTTGAAAAGCCTGCGGACAGACAGCCTTTGCTCTTGCATCGGAGCTGTCCGCAGGTCATCAGGAACTATGAACCTGAAGAGCGAGAGTTTA